GAATATCAACTAAATCAGGAGTCATGTTAGGGTTTAATTCATATTTCTTCCTAACTAACTCTACATCATCTAAAGATAAAAGCTCGTCAATCTGCTTGGTTGGTTCAAAAATCAACTCTTTTGGCAGACCTAACTCTACTTGGTGGATAGCCGCCGCAACTTCAGGGCTAAACGTGTTAGAGATGTACTCTTGGTCAACTCTAGCCTTATAAGACTCAAATTCCTCCTTGTCAACAAAGCGGTCTTTTACAATCTGCTTTAAACTATCAAAAGAATCAGTGTCTAAAGTAAGACCTAATTCCTGAGCAATAGACTGAGGAGTGTTTGGCTCATATACCTTTTCGCCGCCTTTAACGTCATCCAAAGTAAACTCAACTAGCTCTCCAGATTCTACCTCGGCAGGCTCTTCGACAGGTTTTGTTTCAGTTGGGACAGTCTCTTTAGGGGCTGTGGTTGGTTGAGGTGCAGGCGCCTCTGTTTCAATTGGTTGCTCGATATTATCTGCGTTAATATCTGGTGCTTTTTCTGCTACGGCAGGTTGTGGTGTTATCACTTCCATATTAGCGGAAAGAACTTCCCACATTGGCGCAACGGTCTCTTTGGACACGCTTTCTGGGCCTAGATTATTCATCTCCATTGTAATGTGTTTTAATTTTAGTGTGAATATATGCCATATTTTGCAATTGACAAATAAATCTTGTGAATAACTTTTAACCCAAAAATGAAACCCCCGGAGATGTATGCAACCAAGCTACATTTATCCGAGGGCCATTTTCTCTGCGAACAAGCAGAATTTATTACAATTCTGTGATAAAATTGTAAGGTGTCCGAAGCCTTACAAAGTTGTAAGGATTAAAACAAAGGTTTTATTTTACCTTTAGTCTTATCCGCTAATTTATCTAGGTCGTTTTGGTCAATCTTATGCTGCTCATTGAAAACCCATTGCTGTTTTTCTTGTTTCTTTTCACGCATAATCTCACGATCTCCCTTTACACCCTCCATTAAGATAGTCTTATTGTTAGGGATGCAATAGTAAACGTCAATCTCATCCATTTTGTAGTATTCGTAACCGCCGAAACGGAAACAAGAATCTACAAAGAAGTTAAAATAAACGCGTACACCCACCCGCATGTAAGGACTACAATCAGGCCCAACGGCATAAATGATTCCAATGTGCAGAGGTCTGCTCTTATCAGTGCTTGTTTGCAATAATAAGATTCCACTCTGAGTCTCTTCAACACTTGTCTGCTCTACTTTACGAACTAGTACACCCTTGCCATAAGGCACAGGTAATCCGCTGGTTGGAGCATAAAGTGAGTCAACACCCATGCTTAACAACAACTCTGAACTCTTTTGAGCATCTGTTTTTTGCGGCTGCTCAACCGCTTTTTTTGCTTGTTCGCTTTTCATTTTTTATTGGTTTGGTAATTCCATATTTGATATAATTTGACTCTGAGTTTTAAGTCCTAAAAGACCGCGGTCTAACTGAGCCTTGTTTGTATCAATCGCTATCTGAGCTTGAGTACGGGCTGCCTCTTTAGCGTTAATTTTTTCAATGTCACTCGCTTGCATATCTTCTCTATTCTCCTGAGCAATCTGAATTTGTGTAGCCATTTGTTGCTGTGCAATCTGTGCTTGAGCCTGTTGCTCTTGTTGCATCTGGTCTTGTGCAATAGCTTGGGACCTTTCTAAAGATTGTTGCAAAAAGTTCTTCTTTTGTATAAGTGTCTCAGCAAGAGATACCTTCATAGCGTCTAAAACGTGTAATTGGCCACTATTTAAGGAAACTTGCATGAACATATCGAGTTTCTGAGAAATTTCTAAGTTCTTAGTTCCATCCTCAATATAAACTCCGTAATCTTTGTAAGCTAAATCAACAGCATTACGAAGGAAACTGAATCTATCAGTACCTAAAATCTGCTCAGCCTTACCTTGCTTGTAATAAGCCCAGGACAATGCAGAAGCATCTAAAATAGCCTTAACAACACGCTTTACATATCCTGAATAACCATAAAATAAAGCCTCAGTAATTGTCCGCGAGTTAGCGATGTCAGATTGCTGTGCAGTAGCAGTTGAACTTGCCGCAGTAATACCTTGGCGGTTCTCATTGATACCAGTAATTTGATTTAAACTATTGATAATGCTCTGCTCAACCATTAACAAAGATTGAAACGATTGACTTAATCCCATGTCAAACTCTCTGAACATCATTGAAGGGTCTAAGTTGCGGTTACCTAAGTTACCAGCAGCAGAACTGTCATATTCTAATACCTGATCATTACTCATCCGGTAGTAAGTATCCTTCAGAGTTTGATTAACTCCAATACCAGCCTTGTCAATAGTCAATACTTTACCTTTACTCTTTGCAATCTCTCTTGCTTGTTGGTATTTGATAATATCGTAAAGGTTGTCAAAGTTCTCAATCATTTGTTGCAATGGTACAGTAATACCATCCACGCGACCATGAACATAACCTACATAAGTAGAGTTAAGGATACGGCTAGGATTGTCAACGCTACGCTTTTGTAAGAAAGTGCGACGCATGTTGACATCAATAAGACCACCAATACGGGTAGCCTCATATTCATCCTCCATAAACTTAGTTATTACCTTGTAAAGACCTTTAGCCTCGTTAGCATCATGAAATTCCTTATTCTTCTCGTACTTCTCTGTGTCCATCTCGAACTCCAAAGTAGTTTCAGTTTCATCCAACAAAAGTTGAGACTCAGTTTTAGGAACTATCTTTATGTACATTGGGCGTACAGACTTCCATACAATGTGGATAATATCACAAAGTAATTCACCTGCTGTAAGGGTCATAAAACCACGACCCCTGCCCGTTGGACCTACATAAGCATTAGGAGATAGTCTAGCAGTGTCAAGCATGTTACGCTGCTCTTGCGTCAATTCATAACTATTAAGAACCTCATGAACAGGAAGGCGTTTACGGCATCCCATGATTGGAGACTTCTCTAAATAATCATCATCGTAAACAGATTCATAAATAGCATCCCTAGGGTCAATATTATGAAACTCAATATCTCCAGTTACAGTACGCTCAATCTGTCCAAAAGTATGACTAGTTATCTCGCAGTTCTTAAAGCCATCACCAAGTTTCTTTTTAACATCTAACTCAATCATTTGATTGTCCAAAATGATTTGAGCAACATCTTCCCACTGGTCCTTGAATGTCATTTTTTCAAATTCTGACTCATCTTCTGGAATCCTCATTCCGTTTGTAGGGTCAGCGCCAGTTAATTGTTTTACAGTTTCAATTTCATCCTTAGCAAGCATAGCACCGCGAACAAAGTTACGCTGGTCTAATTTCTCGTTAACTGAATTGGAATCTATTGTTGTAACTGTCGCAGCTAGAGGACGTTTAAGCCACTCACCATGCAATAAATCAATTTTAATACGGCCTAGTCGGTAACTAACAAACTTTGATCTATTTTCAAGACCATAAGTTTTAGTAAGCCACTCCATACTACCTGGCTGCTTAACGCCATTGTAGCCTTCAAAGAAACGGTCCATTCTTTGCTTGACGGAACCGTAGTTATTTAAAATAGATTCAGCGTAGTCAAGATGGTCTTTTAGCCATCTTTCTGTCTTATCTTTTTGAGGTATATCTTGCCTCGGAAAACGAATGCTTGTACTTGCCATGAAGTATAATGTTTCTCAAATATAATAATTTAGTAAATACCATGACAAATTACTTATTCAGGACTTTTCCCAAAAAGCATTCCAAACAATTTATTATCTTGCTGAATGTTTCCAAGTGGACCAGTAGCATGAAGTGTCTTTCCATTGCTGTCAAATGATGGCAAATTGAATCTATCAGGCATATCAATGGCCTCATTGTCCCTTGGCCTAATATCGCAGCTTATATCCTGCATTAAAGACAATCCATGAGCATCCGCCAAGTCATTATCACTCCCAATCTCAACCTCATCAAAGTTACCTAGCTGATTTACTAGTTCTGGGAACTCATACATGTCTCCATTGTTTAAAATATCTGACTGCATAAGGCCTGACATCCTAGGACGACTAAAAGTGGTAAGACGTACACCCTTTTCGTGGGTTTGTTGACTAGCCTCGCTCTCAAACTTTCTAGGGCGGTCAGCCAAGTACTTCCAGCCGCCATTTTCTGCAAAATATTGCATAATCATACCTGCTCCAACGTCAACTAGCACATTTCTTTCAAGATTATACAACACGGAAGCCTTTAAACACAATTCGTAGAACAATTCCTTCCTTCTTGGCCGGCAATTGATGACAGCTATGGGACAATTACTCTTTGCAGAGGGAATATTGTTAGCTCTTATCCGAATACACATCGCTCCTAACGATTTTGATTCTTTTGCAATGTCCTGATCGTAACTATCTATCCCAGCGGAGTACAAATTAGTGAAATTATTTCTCGGCAACTCACCATCCAATATCCAAATACACTCTTCAGGGTCATCAGTTGGCAAAAGAAGCACTAATTTGACCGCCATAGGCATCTTAACCATGCCTTTATCATCCTTAACCCACTCCATTTTGTACTTGGTATAGGCTGCATGTGTACGCGAGTCAATACGAGTCATAATCTCGTTCAACTTATTGGTATCGAAGTTGTTAGATATTGTTTTTCGGAACATATCCGACTCATTAACAGGGTTATTTTGCAAATCCTCGTTGTATTTCTTTAGCTGGCCTGTTTTTAGCAGTTCACTTCGCTTCTCAACAATGTCATTTAGTGAATATTCCCTATCTTCTACCCCAACTAACTGATATTCTTTGTATTCTTTGTTTAATTTTGAAACAGCAGGTATCCTTTGGTTAGCATTTCTTGCACCCCCGTAGCAATAAAACCTGTCGGCAGGGATAAAGAATTTCACAAAATTGTAAGCCTCTGGTTTCTGCCATATAACTTTGAAATCCCGTGAACCTTTGTTTACGTTACCAGCAGTGCCGAAAGCAATCATTAAACCTACCTGATTGTTACCTGACATCAAACAATCTCGTGTAGCACCGTAAAATTCTATCCAGTTTTCATGCTCACCAATCTCTTCACTAACCACAGCGTTCAAATAAAGACCCTTGAACATGTTCGGGTTGTTGTGCATGGTCCTAGCATAGATAGTATTGAACGTTCCCTTTTCCTCGTAGGTATTGTGGGTGTTCTTTATAGAATAACCAGCTATAATCTCGTCATCATTGTCAGTAATCTTCTTAGTTGACAACTCAACAGGCATTCTGCTGTCAGAGAACCGCTACTTGGCTACAAAATCCTCTACATAGGTCTTATTTCCTGCCGCTACGCCCGCTTTAAAGCCCTCAGAGAACCTCCAGCCATAATCTATCACCATTGTTGTGGCAGCCTCAGAGATACCCTTTCTACGACCCTTAGCGCACAACAGATTCTTGCCATTAGCAATGCAATGCTCTATGTAATACGCTAGTTCTAAATGCAAGTCAACCATATCGGGTGTAATAACCCCGCTAATAGTGGACATGTGCTTGTAATTCATGTAATAATAGAATCTACCAGGAATCCAGATGTCCTTAATGTAAAAACCATTGGTAATCTTATTTAATTCCCCATTCCAAAAGGCCTCATGCTCAGGTGTACCATTAGCATTAGGGTTTAAAGACACGTCAGCATCAAATGGTATCCCATACAATACAATAGGCGTCAAATGGTGCATAAAGCCCTTAGGCTTGATGTATGGAGCTTTAGGGATGTTATATTTTACTGGACAAGTCATTTCTTTTGTGCTGTTACTGCTAAATAATTCCTTCTGTTAGACATCAATTCCTCAAGATAACTGAGTTCCTGCTTGCCCTTTACCATTCCCTTCTTAATAGCCGCCGCTTCCACCTCATTCTCCAATTCCTTGATGTTTACCCTCAATTCCTTGATAACATCCATCTTCTTTTTTACAGATGTAGGACTGTCATCAGTGTCAATCTCGGAAAGGTACTTGTCAATCTTCTTTTGATATGATCTAGCAACCTCAACCTTAGGATTGTATTGCAAAGATATGTAATCATGGGCTGCTGTCAATATACGATGAGACTTAATTAGCTCACTCTCGTTCTCATTGAATGCCGTCCACATGGCTTTACGATGCCTCTCATGCTCAGGAAACTGCCGGTAGATAGAATTGTAGTCATAAGCCAATACAACGTACAATATCTCCTTATCACTCAATGCCATAAAGGAATCACAGAGCTTTGCCACCTCAGGATGCAATACAACACCCTTTGCGGAATCTACATAGAATAAAGTACTCATGACAACATTCCTCTTGATTCTATATGTTTACCAGCCATGTCGTAATACAGGCGCATAGCCGCATCACTATCATTCAATAAGTAAGAAATGGTAATCTTGCAGCATTTCTTAACCTCGGCAACAGATAAATCATCAAATTCAGAGAACTTCCAATACATAGTCTCTCCAAACTCCTGCGGTGACCCTACTGGGTACTCGCTTATTCTATCAACCTTTAACTTCAGTAATTTTGTATTTTTCTCCATTGTTCCACAAATGTTTTTTAAGTGAATTAAAATCGGCGCCAATAGTAACATCTCCGCCGCGAGATTTCTCAACAACAATGCCCTTAGAAACTACAATGTCAAAGGCATCCCACTCGTTACTTGGACTCGATATTATGTACTTTACTTGACTCATATCTCTCTACCGCTTGTTTTCTTATTTCTATGTTTATATTGTGATATACATCCGTAATAGACTGCAAATACTCCTTCTGATTCTCAGTTAGATTCTTTTCAGTATTTCTTATCATCCTGTCCATGGACTTAATGATATTGTTTACGTCCTGCTTTATTTCCATCTTAAACTCACCAATTAAAAAGGTATGGTGTTCTGATATAGCCTTCATCATCGAGATGAAAATCAACCTTGCTGTTTCTACTTCCTGCTTGTTCATAATTTTAGAATGATTCGTCCTCCAAAAGAGGGGTTAGTGATGAGTTTATTTGTTTTGAGAATGTCTCCAATATTAATTCTACCTCAGGCTTCATGTACATCAATGGTATCTCCTGATTCTTGTAGCCAATAACCTTAGAATCCTTAATTACAGGTATAATCATGTCACAGAATAGCCGCTCGCATGGCCGGCCAGTCAATTCACTGAACAACAAAGCATAGTAGCTACACTGGATGCTTATCTTTACATACTTAGAGTTAGCCAAGTAATCCAATGGGTAGTTTAGCCACCTTTGACCCTTAGCCTTGTAGCTCATGCCATCCTGGAACCTCTTAAAGTCAGAGATAACAAAAGAGCCATTCTTTCTATTGCTAGTTATAGACAATTTATCTAAAGACCCAGCACAGCGATACTTCTCAGAATATACTACAACCTGCTCATAACAGCGGTGGTAATCCTTGTACTTCTCCAATACGTGCTTTACAATGTTTGCAAGATCCTTGTCCGAATCCAATATCTGTCCTGTCTGAGCATACAAAGTAAGGGCATTATCCACCCTTGTACCTTCGTCTGTCCTAGATTGCCAGTCAGCCAATACATCCGCCTTACTAACACCACTATTCTTAGCTACATGCTTAGAAACAGAATCAGCATCAAACTTATCAGAAAGAAAACCAAACAACCTAGAGAAGCTCATATACTCATCCCCATTGTCATGGAAATACTTATGCTCATCCTCAAATAACCTTACCTTTTGTGGGAATAAATCGTGTATCATGCGTGTTTTTTTAAATATTTATGTAATGCAATAGTGTAGGCTAGGTTCTCCCTGCAATAACTAGCATGTAACTTAGGAAACTCCTTGTCCCTAATCATGTTCCTTGGAACCCCGCGGTCCAAGTTATCCAACTTCTCTTTGTACAAAGCATCAAAGAACATCTGATCAACACTAAAACACAAGGGCTGGGATAAAGTATTCTTAGTGACAATTAAGTCCTTAATCAAATGCCAGTTATCCTGCGGGCGAAGAGCATAAAACGTATTGTGATTGCCAGCAAAATGATTGATGTAAGAACTAATCAAAGCCGAAGCCTTTTCTTTATTTACACACAGATGCCCCTCAAAGTCATCAAAACCCCAATTGTCTAACTCGTGGTCCTGCCTTAAACTACTCACAACAAACTCCCTTTGGCTAACGTACATCTTATCGTAATTAACCCCCTTGATAGATACAATTAGAGGGTAGCCTTGTC